GGATAGGCAATCAGCGAATGCTCCTCATCGAGATCGACCCCCATCCACTTCGCCGCCAAAAACATCATCTGGCGTTCAGCCCGCTCAAGACGCTCGGCTTTAGTAATAAGCAGACTATTAACCCGCTGAAAGTCATATAACTTGGCGGCCCCGGATGAATTATCGATCCCCTTAGCGTTATCCTGCTTTGTTCGCTCGCCAGCGACCCCAACGGAGTGGTAGATCTCATTAATCACGGTCTGGATAGTGGTGATGATCATCTGAGCTTGCTTAGGGTCTGGCGACAAATAAAAAGGCTGGTTGCCACTTTCCGAGTCATAGGTGAAGACGCGTTTTGTCCCCATTTCCATTACCTTTGCGTGATTCTCATCGCCTGGCAGGAGCGACTGAACAGGAATGGCCAGCTGGCTGAACGTCTGATCCTGAATAATGGCGTCAAGGTTCGACAGATAGTTGGCTACTGCACGGTCAAGGTAGGCGATATCATCAATAAGCGACGGGCTAAAATACGGCGATTCGCTCTCCCCTATGCAATCAACAGGAAACACAGGTACAACGCCAAGTTTGTGTTCGCCTTTATCTTCAAGCACAACTTTTGCGGTCCGACGACCGGCATTCCCGGCGCCTTTCTTAACCTCTTCCCGGAATAGATACCACTCGTTACGTGTCCATAGACGATAACGCTGATATTCCTGGCCAGATGAGGTAAAAGGATCTTGATCATCGCGCGCCACTTCGACAATCAGCGCCCAGATCAAATTGCCGTCATCGTCCCACGCCATATCCAACATCTGCTGCGGAGAAATCCAGTAGGCATAGGCGCGAACATCCTTCTTCTTCTCGTCAGCGACGGATTCTGCGTCACTATCCATCGTGCTATCGACCACCACCCAGACACGGCCATAGATGGAGGACTGGAGGTCAAGCGCGGACATAAAGCCATCGATGGAAACATTCTGTCGTGTCGCGCGTTTCCAGAATTTCTGAATTGGCTCAGGCGCTTCTTCTACATTTCGATGGATGTCCTCTTTGAAGAGATATTTATTAATCAGGTTCACCACTTCCCTGGTGTGATTGAAGCGGTAGGCGCGTTCCAGACGCTCCTTGAACTCCTGATCACCTTCTTTGAAGTATCGGAAAATGTTGTCATCGAACCAGGCACGCCCGCCAGCGTATGTGCTGGCGAGGAAATCCCAGTGCTCTTTTTTCTTTATGTATTCGGGGTGGCGTCTTGCCACAAGATCCTTAATTTGCTTATCAGTCAATTCCATTTGCTTCTCTTCCATGATAGGTAAGTACTTACTTATCTTGAACCACCAAGAATAACACGATTTTTTACGGGATACCTACGATGAACCGGGTAGCCCAAGGCATCCGCGCTGTGCTCAATCCCCCCGCTCTTATCCATATCGCGAGAGCCTGGTTTGTAGATAACTTTCTCCAGTGAATCGATGAGATGTTTGCACTTAGGGTCGATATACAAACGAGTTTCGCCAGAGGCGCTCATCAACATGCGGTTCACTGAGTTCACACGATCAGCAATCGGTGGGTGCTTTTTCGGATAATCAACACGCAGAAAGCCCTTCTCCTTGAAGATGTCGATGTCCGATTCCCCACGAGCGTGCTGACGATAGGCGCCGGCCGGGTCTGGGAAAATTGTGACCTGCGATTTCCACCGCCAGAAGCGACGCTCCAGCTCATCGCACACTTCTGCCGTATTCGACGAAAACAAGACAAGCTCATCCACAGCCCACAGCTCCCCATTCGGTTGTGGCTGCAGGATGACCGACGACATTGGATCAATGTTGAAGTCCTGGCCTACCCACACCGGTAATTTAGGATTGAACTGCAGCGGCTTAACGTGAACGCTACGATCGAACGGGTAATACACGCGCCCTGACATGTTTTCGAAGCTGGCGAGGTACTCCTGAGCGAACGACTTAGGGTCCATATCGTTCTTGGCTGCCTCGATTTCTGCCGTCGGAACGAATGGTGAATCAGCGGTTACAAACTGCCAGCTTTTCCACTGACCTTTGCGCTGCAGCTCTTTGTTCTGCCCGATAGTCCATAGTTTATGGAATTCGGAGAACCCTTTCGGCGTACCGATGATCAGCGCGCCGCCGCGGGTGGATGACAATGTCGGACGGAGAACCTTGTACCAGGTGTCTGGCTTCATATCCTGGAATTCGTCGAGCACAACGAAATGCAGCGCAACACCACGAAGCGTATCCGGTTTATCCGCGCCTTTAAGCGCGATCTCCGAACCGTTTTTCAACACGATAGTCATCGTGGTGTCGTTCTTCTTCCGAATCCACTTACGCGGCAGAACTTCCTGCAGATCATCCCAAAGAATCTGGCGCGCCATTTGGTAGGTCGGCGCGACGTACCAAACTCGTTGTTTTCTTTCCTTAGCGGCAGCGCGAATGATGGTTGAGATCGACAGCCTCGATTTACCCCAACGTCGTCCGGCGCACACCACTTTGAAACGATGTGGCGACTGGAAGACTTGCATCTGCCCGGAGTGCAGCTGTACGAGACTTAGAGACGACGGGATGGACATGGTTATGCATCTCCATCATCGTCTTCGCCCGATGCGTCAAAATCGCTCTCAGCTTCGCTCAGCGCTTCTTCTTCGAGTGATTCCAACAGATCGTCATCAATCACTTCGGGCTCATCATCTTCCTTGCGCAGCTGGGCCACCTGTGATGGGGTTAGCTCGCCAAAGACAAGGTTCGGAATATCCTCTTCACCGCCTTCTTCTTTCTCCATGCCCAATGCCTTGGAGGAAATTTCGAAGCATTTGGCCAGCGTGCCGCTGGCGCGCTGCAGGCTTTTAAGATCGTCCTCAATCGAGGCCAGTGGCTTGCCTTCGCGCTTTGCTGTAGTGACCTCGACCATTACCATCTGACCAAGGGCATACGCCCAGCCGTCATAGCGTGTCCGGCGGTCTTCTATCTTTTCGGCTCGGGCTTTAGCGCGCAGTTCTGCATCGGACTTGAGAGACTCGCGCACCATCTTCCCAACAGAATCAGCGCCTTTCTCTAATCCACGCTTTTTGAAGTGTCTGGAGAGCGTTTCACGACGGATGCCGTACTCTTCTTCCAGTTTTGAGAGCGTATACTCGCCCGAAGTCCATTTCGCTTCGGCTTCCGCCCATTCAGCCGGAGTCAGGCGAGTTTTGCTCTCGTCTTTTTCGACAGTCATAGATCCCTCTAAAACACACACAGAGCGCTTCCTTGCGCTCTTAAACAATTTGTTTTCTGGTTGTATTAATTAGGTCTGGGGAATCTGTTTGAGAGCCTGCTTTCGTATATATTTAATAAGTGACTTATTAGTTATATATACAGACGCAGGCTGTTAATCTGACTCCCAGACCAACTTACATCACCAGTAACTTGGCTCTGGCTCGACCTAATGTCGTCAGCCCCAGAGTTCGACGCTGGTAGCCAGAATCCTCTCGCGGCCGGCAGTCGTGCTTTTCGACCAAACCTTTCTTGATCAGCGCGCGCAGGGAGAATTGCATAGACTGCTTTGTCGTCCGGTAAGGCAGCACTTCCAGCAGCTCGTCCAGATCGAGCAAATGTCCACGTTCATGGCCTAAGTTGATGGTCTTAATGATGTCTTTCTGTTTATCAGTCAGTGTCATGGCAAATCCTTATGCCGGTAACGCAATATCCAGTGGTGCATTCAGCGGTTGTTTATCAAAAGCCAGCAGTGGCAGTGTGTCAGGCAGCTGGCGACCAAAATCAGGGTTGCGATAAACCCCATATAGCGGTGAAGTGAAGCTCAGATTGTGAATATCCTTGAGCAGTTTCACGATGCTGGCCTCATCCACCAGGCTATCCGCGATATCCTGAATGGTAGTGCCACGGTTGCGGCCTGCTTTTGCCAGAGAACTATTCTTGTGATAGTCCGCCACCAGATCTCGCAGAGCGCGGCGCCGGCGTGAATCAGTCATCGCAAACAGCTCTTTCACAATCGCTTCGTTGTCGCCGGGATCAGAACGAAAATGGCGCTGAAAGACGCGAAGCGCGCTTTCGTAGCTCTTCGGACGTTCAGGACGGATGAAGCAAAACCCTGCTTTCATGGCAAACGGGTTATATTTGCTCATCGACGACTGGATCTCGATGATTGGCCGGTCATGCATCCTGCTAACCAGATTAATCATGCGATACGATACCCCGACGCCACGATACTGGGTGTCCACTACAGAGCGGCTGATCACAGCGAAGTTGTTGTTTACGTAACGTCCCCAGTACTGATTTGCCACAGTGGTGTTGGTTGTGGGTTTCAGCTTTGGAAACATGCGATGCCGCGGCGCCAGTAGCAGTTTAGGGAAGGCCATAACTACAACACCTACCAACCGACCATCTAGCTCACAACGATAGTAGGTAGGGGCGAACGGCTTCCCATCTGTCTTGTAGTGAAGCGACTTAAGCGCGTGCCAGTCTTCTACCGTCCCCCTGGTGACGGTCATGCGCTCAAGAAAGTCCAGATGGCGCGGGAACTCCTCCGGGCGATACCGTTTGATGATGATGTCTGTCATCGCATCACCACCTTACGATTGCAAAAACCGCCACGGCAGATAGTGGATGCTGGACGAGTCACTATTCCCTCGATCGCAGGCAGTCCACCAGCTTTCTTGTCGGCCATAAACTGTAGTCGGGAACGATTGAACTCTTCCGCGATATAACCCTGCAGGTAGGTCAATGCCTCCTGATCATGGAGCTGCACGCCGTGATATTCTGCGGTCATCAGCGCCACATGTAGTGCCTCATGCCAGTAGACTGTTTCATCGTAATTTTCTGGCAGGTAGACGCAATGAAGCATCGTGTCGGCCTGAATATAGCCCAGAGTTGTCACCATGCCGCCAACCCCATATACGAACTCGCTTTCATCGAGGCCATAGAGCTGTTTTATCGTCTCGACATAACGTCTTTCACCAAAGACGACACAGCAGCGATTGAAATATGGGGTAACGCGAAAACCATACGCGCCATGAGCACGAAGCCAATCTCGCCATTCGGCTTCTGTAGTCCAGCGGCGGCGCAGATCTGGGCCCTCATAAATCGGGAAAGTCTTTTTAATCTGCATAATCAACCTTCACTCGCTCCTTGTAGTGCTTGGTGATCTGCATGTTCGGCCGCAGTGCATTTTTCAGGTCTTCGTGAGTCGTTGCGACCATTACTGTTGCGCCCACCTTTCGCGCGGCACGCTGGAGGTTCGAGGCCACAACCTGGGCGGTAACACGATCAAGAACTGCGCCAAATTCATCCGCAGCCCATACCTTCGCGCCCGACTCAATAAGCTTGGCGATCTTGAGACGGTATTTCTGGCCATCCGACATTTCAGAAGGTTTGCGCACAAAGAGATAGGCATCATTCAAGCCAGCCATCGAAAGCAGCCCTAACGCTTCGCTGGTGGTTTTACCCAGCTGGTCGATGACATTGACGTCGTTGTCAAAGGTAAAGTCATCAATGGAGGCGACTGAAAGCCCTTCCTCTTTCATCTGGCGTTGTAACTCACGCAGCACGACAGATTTTCCGGAACCTGACTGGCCAGTGATGTAAACCACATCACCCTGCTCAACTTCCAGCTCAAGATTGTCGTAAAGTGTCCAGTCTTTTTCATCCAGGCCAAGCCCAAACGATTCGGCGATCTCAAGCGTGCGAGTAGTCTTGTTGACACGGG